TTATGGACCTGCATCGAGATACGGTTGACCTGATTCTGAATAACGGCTCAGGCGAAGGCGATACTGCCAGGAAGGGTGCAATCCAAATCTGCTCATCTCTGGCCAAACATGATGTTTCCAAGGCTATTGAGCAGGCAAAGTTTCTGGCAAATTATGCTGGCAACGAAGCGTTTTTTCATTGGGTGGTTGGTATTCTAGAAAACTACCAAGAGACTTTGCCTGAGAGTGAAAACCAGGCAGTTTCCATAATTTTTAATCTGGCTGGAAAGGATCATGTTGCTGAAATTTCCGGCGGGACTATTCCCGAGACTTGCAGCAATGCGTTGATTTTTTTGTCTGGACGGAGGGCTAAGTTTATAATAGAGCGAATGGAAGCCACATTGGTGACTGTCGCAACGGCAATGGAATCGGAGGGGGAGTGATATGGCAAGGCGCATTGGTGGTTTGGTTATTTCCAGAAAAATTGGTGAGTCTATTCAACTTGACTATCCCAACGGAAGGCGTGAAATTATTCTGGTGGAGAGTATGGTTCGTGAGGGAGCTAAGGTCATTATTTCCGAACACCCTTATGACCTACTGCTTGGTGACTCAGTAGCTATTCCAGGACTGACCGAAGAGGAATCTGATACGGGCATTTACCTTGAAAGTGTTGAGGGCGGACGCGCGGCAATCAGGGTGATTGCTGATGATCGTATCCGAATTCTGCGTAGTGAGTTGTTGCGTCGATAATTGGTAACTAAATAGGAGGGAATGGAAATGGCTGAGAACGAGATTGTTGTCGAGTCTACTGACATTGTTGTTCAACCTGTAAAGGCCGGGATTGATCCTGCTGCAATTGAGGCCGCTCTAATGCGGAACGATTATGGCAGACTACCTGTAGCTGAGAAGGTTGCCCTGTATCGTCGCACCTGCGAAAGCATGGGTTTGAATCCCCTGACCCAGCCGTTTGGGTTCTTTAAAATGTCTGGTGGTTCCGAGGTGTTGTACGCCAAACGAACCGCTGCCGATCAGTTGCGCCAGATTCACGGGATCACTCTGGTGGATTGTTCTGAAGCCTGGGATAAGGATTCCAAAATCTTCAGCGTGACTGTGCGTATGCGTGACAAAACAGGGCGTGAGGATATCGACCGAGGTGATGTTTTCATACCTGATTCCTGCAAGGGCATGGATTTGGCTAATGCGAAGATGAAGGCGATTACCAAGGCCAAGAGACGCTGCACCTTGTCATTGGTTGGTCTTGGCTTCTTGGACGAGACTGAGGTGATGGATGCAAACCTTCGGGTATCGCACCAATCTCCAGAGTTTGTTTCTGAGGTCACCCAGACCCCAATGGTGACTCAGGAACCGCGCGCTAGCGAGGTTGAGAAAAAGAAGTTGTTCGATGCGTTCAAGGTAAAATCCGAGACTGTCGAAAACCTCAAGAAAAAAATGCTAGAAAAGTTTCCTGGTCTTGACTCCAGGAACATGAGTCTAGTACAACTAAAAGAGGTTAGTATTTGGTTGGAAAGTTTGTAAGTAACCACAATAGGAATAGGAGCGGACAGATGAGCGGATTTCTCCCAACACCAGAGCAGATGAAGATTTTTGACCTGATCTCTGGGGCGTGGAAAATGCGGGATACCGAAACCGGCAACATTGCTGTTAACGCAGTTGCTGGTAGTGGTAAGACAACCACCGCTGTCCGCTCTATTCCCTACGCTTGTAAGCGGTACAGCCGGATTGGCTTTACTGCTTTCTCGAAAGAGATTGCCACTACCCTCCAAGGAAAAGTCGAGGGGCAATGCCAAGCCGGAACCATGCATTCGTTTGGCCGATCATTGGTGGTGGAGCGGTTTGGCAATATGCCGCTTGAGAATTGGAAATATTTGGAAGTTGCAAAAAAGGAATTTCCATCTTGGTTCACAACCGGGGCAAGGGGGTTCAAACGGATTAAGCCTGAGTTTGCAGCTTTCCTTGCCCTGACCAAAATTGTGCGTGAGCAGAATATCGCCATCGACGCGGTGTTTGCTGACCTGACGATTGAGATTGCAAACATTGCCGGGGCAATGGGAATCAGCCTGCCAAGCAAAAGCTACCTACCAGAACTGATTGGCGGTGTTCTGCGCTGCTTAGAGATTGGTGCTGACAATCCAAAGACGATGGATTTTGGGGATATGATTTGGTTGCCAGTCCACCATAAGCTTGGCGTGAACAAATTTGACCTATTGTTTGGCGACGAGGCCCAGGATTTTTGCCCAGTTCAACAAGCATTTTTCATGCAACTGAGCGAGAAAAAGGTCATCATTGGTGATCCGTACCAATCAATCATGGGCTTTGCCGGGGCCGATACCAATTCTTTTAAGAACCTGACCAAGTGGTTGGGGGCTAGGCAGTTGCCCTTGTCAGTTTGTTTTCGATGCCCAACCTCTCACCTGGATTTGGCCCGCCATTTAGTGCCCCATATCGAGGCCCGTAGCGGCGCAACGGAAGGCCAGATAGGGCAAGTGGTAGTCGAGCAGCTAATCAGGCAGGCAGCGGCAAAGGATATGATTCTATGCCGGTCTAATGCTCCCTTGGTTAGTGTCGCCTATAGGCTACTAAGGGCCGGGAAACCAGCATTGGTGCGGGGCAAAAACATTGGCGAAGGCATTGTTGGCCTAGTGGAAAAGCTTGAGCCTAACGATATGGCAGATTTGAATCTGAGAGTTCAAAAATGGAAAGAGCGTGAGATCGCCAAGCTGGTTGATCGAGACGCAAACGAGGAGAGTTTTACAGCCCTCAACGATCAAGTCGAATGCATAATTGAAATGGCATCGAACTACGATACTGTGGGCGAATTTGTCCACGGGGCAAAAAGTCTCTTTGGAGACGATAAAGAGACAAGACCAGATCAGACGATCTTGTCTAGTGTACACCGTGCGAAGGGGTTGGAAACCGAGAATGTAACAATTCTCCAGCCTTCTAAGTTAGGTGCCTGGGGAGAGACTGAGGAGTCTTTTCAACAGGAAAAAAACCTCATGTATGTCGCATTAACGAGGGCTAAAGCTAGCCTGAATTTCTGCGGTAGCCTTGGGGAAGGTTATGAGGAAGGAGGTTTGCATGGTTGGGTTTCTACCATAGCGAACCGCAAAGTTGCACCATCACGAAAAAAGAGAGGTTTTTAGTCCAATGTCTACTGATCAACCAAGCTATGATTGGGTCGATGATCTTATCAACAACTTTGGGGATGATTTTGATCCCACAAGCAATCGCAAGCTTCAGTTGGAAAGCTTGCAGGATGGCGAGTACACCGTCCAGGTAATGGACGCAAACCTCGACCGCATTCAATCAACCGGGGCAGCAGTCCTGCGTTGGACCTTGAAGATTCTTGAAGGTTCAAGTTGCCAGAATGCCTTGGTTGAGAAGGTGAACTTCTTCGCCTCACAAGCTGGGGTGAATGCCTTGGGTGCTGACCTTCAAATCCTGGGCATCAACTGCAAGGCTTGGAAGGATCAAGGAATCCCATTGGGGCGCGGGATTGTTGAATCCCTGCCCAAGCTGATTGGCGTTGTTTTTGTTGGGCGGAAGCGCACTTCGACCAACCAGACCAACGGCAAGGTTTACCACAACCTGAATGTTCTCAGCGTCAAAAAGGCGGCTAAAGAAACCAATGATGACGAAGGAACCCCATTCTAATGAGCGAACAGCAGGCTGAGACGGTAAACAAATACCATAAGCTGATGGCTGATTTGATTGCGAGTGGGGGTGCGGTCATCCCCATTTCGCAATGCGGTCTAATCAAGTCTGGCAGCTTCAGTAGTGTTACTGTCCAAAAATGGATAGATAAAGGCAAATTTCCCTTTATCAAAATCGGGTTTCGCCGGTATACATCTGACGCTATTATCGCCCAATGGATAGCCGATGGTCAATCGGATGAAGCCGTCTTCGGTTGCGGTCAACGAAGACCTGGCCGGGACAAAGGTGACAACCCATTCGCAGGGATAACACCCTGGGAACGCAAAAGAGCAGAGCGGCAAAAGCAGATTGATGATGGCTTAATTGAGCCTGACGAATTGCCTGAGAATGAAATCGACGATGCCGATCTATACAAGATCGACTGAATGGACAGGAAGGACTTGTTATGGGATTTGGCATAGCTGATTCAGTTCGCCTGCTTATTGAACCCGCATCTCTCACCGAGGTGCGGGTTCTTTTACACTCTGCCGAAGAGCGCATTTGCCGGAACCAATATTATTTTGGGCATCAGGCCGAGCAGCTTGCGCGGGATGTTCATGCCCTCGATCAACGCCCGGATTGTATCGGCATCTATTTAATCCCTAATCCAATTGATACGCATTTGGTGGGAAATAACACCAAGTGGAGAAAACCCTTTATTACCAAAGTGGTATCCAGCAATCAAAGCAATATGCTGCGAAGGAAATGGATTCTTGTTGACTGTGATTCCATCCGTCCTGGAGAGTGTTCAGCTACCGAGGCCGAACGAACAGCAGCGTTTGAACTGGCAGATAATGTAATTGCTACCCTGTCGATGCTTGGTTTTGGCAACCCAATCAAAGCCGATTCGGGTAATGGTTGCCATCTGGTTTACCCTGTTGATTTACCACCAGACCAGCCCAGCAGTATGTTGGTTAAGGAATTCTTGTCGCAACTTGGTAGCCGATGCCGGGTGATGGGTGCGAAGGTTGATCCGGTAACTTGGGACTCACAACGGATGGTTCGCTTGTACGGAACAAAGTCCCGCAAAGGTGAATCAACAGCAGAAAGGCCTTGGAGACTTTCGGGAATTTTAGATCCTGGCACTCCTAATTCTGCAAAAAACAACACCCATGCCCTGACTGTCGCCCTTGAGGCGTGGAGGGAACAGGACTCACTTATCCAGGGCGAGGGAAGACGTGACCCAGTTGATGCTGCCAAACGATATGTAGCCAAGGTCGATGGCGCGGTTTCTGGTGCAGGTGGCCACAATAAAACCTACAGGGTTGCCAGCTTATTGGTTGAAGGTTTTGGCCTCAATCAGAACGATGCTTTTAATGTGATTTTGGATTGGAATAAAAAGTGCAAACCCGAATGGAACGAGAAGGATTTACTCCACAAAATTGAATCCGCCCATGCGAAAATAGATCAATCTAAGCTGGGGCATTTACTAGTCAAACCAAACCCGCAAACTATTGGCAAGGTTGCCCCTGCTGGTATTCAAAAAGCTGATGCCACAGTTGCTGACCTCATCCGTCTTGGACAGTCGTTGCAATGGCTGTGGAAGGGGTGGATTCAGAGGGGCGTGTTAGTTGGTATAGCTGCTGAGCCTGGGGCTGGGAAAACACGCCTCTGCGCCGATATCGCTAAAAGAGTACACCATGCTATGCCTTGGCCCGATGGTTCACCAGCAACGCTAGACAAGGGTTCAAAAGTTATGTGGTTGGCTTGTGACGGGCAATGGGGAGAGATCACCCAATTTCCGGAACAGTTCGGAATCCCTGCGGATTCAATCTATTTGAATGCTTGGAACCTCGATCCTACGGAGGGGACCAGTCTGGACGAGCAAAAGCATTTCAAAGAATTAGAGGACCGGATTAACCGCACCGGGGTCAGCTTGGTGTTTGTCGATACGGTGATGAACTCGACTAGCCACAACACCACCAGACCGGAAGAGGGAGTCAAATACTTCAAGCCCTTGGCAGATGTAGCGCAGAAAACCAATACCACCATAATTCTGGTCACCCATTTATCTGCTGGTGGAGAAGCCTTGGGAAGGCGTATTGTTGGACAATGTAGGCAGATGATTTCGCTGGCTAAAATTGATGGTGAACCGCACAATTCAAAGCAAAGGAAAGTCTGGGTATCCAAATCGAATAGCGTGATGCCCAACGAATTGCTAGTGACTATGGGCGACAATGGGAACGAGTACAGGACTGATGGTGAGCAACAGCCAACCATAGGACCATCCAAGATAAACGAGAATGAATGGCTGGCAATATATCTCAAGAGCGGCAAGAAGCCTTTGGAACTCCTTTTGAGTGATGCAGCTATGCATGGATTGGATGCGGAAATTATAAAAAAACTTATTCCCTTAATTGCTAACCAATCTCATGTTGATTCGTATAACTGGATTAAGCTTGTTAAGCAGGAGTAGCCGAGCAATGTCGAAGGACTGGAATTATTACCTGGACGAGATAACCGATGCTGATGTTGAATTTGAAGACATTACTCGGATTATAAATTCAATGGAAAAGGATGGGATTGACCCATTCGATTCTGAAAAGGTGATGACAGACCTATGCTCTCTTCGATATAGGTTCGGATTCTTCTTTATGTCTTATCAAGCCATTTACTTTCTTACGCGGCCTAAAGAATGCATTCATCAAGGATTCAGAGATGTATCCAGAGCGTTGAAGGTTCTTAAAAGCTTGCGAGCAATTATGCGAGAGGTATCAGATGAGTTTGAAGACAAAGAAACCTGCGGCGGTAATCACAAGCCCCTCAAAGAAACCGATGACCAGCCCGCCGAAGAAGACGGAGAAGAAGGCGACTCCGAAAAAGAGTAGCCAAGCTGTGCCTGATTATGGAAATATGCACTTCTGCGATTTGCCAACCTGCAAAGACGGCACTCCACGCAAAAAGGCCTTGGTGCTTTGGATCATTGAAAAGGTGAACGCATCAATTCCAAAATCAAAAAGAAAAAAAGGTAGTCTTTGATCGTATAAAGGATTGGGAGGGATAGTCATGGAAGATATGGTTTTCCCATCTGGTTGGAATGGCTTGTCCAAACAGGAATTTCTTGATATCGCTGAACGGTCATGCGGTGTTAAGGATGTGGTGATTCGGAATGATTTGAAAGAGCTAATTGGTTTTACCCAGAGTTTGATGCGAATCATCGACCGCTTGGAAAAACATTTAGAAGAATATGATCGTTCCGAAGTTGCCAAGTTTTGATGGTGGTTTAAAAGAAGGAGTCTTTACTTGAAACGATTTGCTTTTGCTATGTTGGGCCTGGGTGTTTTAGCCATGACGGCAGACGCTGGCCCATTTCGCCGCAAGACGGTTGTTGAACCTGTGGCAGTAAAGCCTAATGCCAGCACAACGAATGCCCAAGGGGCCGCGCTGCTGATTGTGCAGACTGGTCGATTCCGCCATAATGGCCATCCCTTTGGATTGTTTGAGGGGATCGGCATGGCATCGACTCAGCAGGGCGCAATTCAAAATTGCTGCTTCTGGGGCAAAAGGAATGCAATTGACATTGGTACTGCCAAAATGTCAAATGGTATGTGGGTTGCGGTAGTTCGTTACCGTTAATCCATAGGAATTGTAATCACCCGTTGTGCAATACCCGTTGCCATAGGCAAAAATAGCATCCGGTTCAAACCGGGAATGAGGGTGATGCGGTAATCCCTCCGGGTGTTTTTATAGGAAAGGAATTTGATATGGAACTTCTTACAGCACAAGAATGCAATCTGATCCAAACAATTCGGATGATGAGCAAGCCCAAGCCGTTTAGCGCAATTAAATGGGGGCCGGACAGTATTACCATTGGCCAGTATATGGTAACCCGTGAATCATTTACCGGGTTGGAAGTTGGGGAAACTCCCAGGATTACTGTCCAGAAAGATGGCGCGGAAATAGGAACTGGTGCAGAGATTTCCGCCGCCATCCTGGAGCGTGTTGGTGGTGCTAATCTTGATAATCGGATGAACAATGTCTTACAAAAAGCCACATACGATTTATGGGGTGGTGAGGAAGAATACTATAAAATATTCTTCTGGTTGAAAGACGGCAAATCGCACTCTGACTTGGATAGTGTGGACAATACCTGTTTCGATTGTGGGGTTAGGGGCATACCTAAAGGCCAAAGTATTTGCGCCGCCTGCTCAATCGCACGATAAGCCACTTGTGTGGGAACCCAAGCTGATCACCCGTGCAGCATGGAAAATTAAACCGGGTGGAATGTAAGGACGGCAACCTATTTGGGTATCGAAATCATTCAGGCTGGCCTGAATCTTCCTTGTTCGTTTGCCTGCTGGTGTGTGCGTTGGGGTTCGATTCCCTGGGGGTGAAATAGTTTTACAATTATGGAGTAATAAAATGGGCGACCGAGACGCAGAACATACTTTGAACGAATTGCAAGAGGCAAGGGCTGAAATTGGTTTGTTGCGTATTCAGATGATTAAAGCAAAAGAAATAATTCAAAGTTTAAATGAAGAAAACAAAGAGCTATTTAAAAATTTAGAAAAAATTACAGATAATTATTTAAAAATTTCTGCTGAAAATAAAAGCCTTTTGCAACTTTGGAAACCACCAATTAGCCCGCTGCCGGGAGGTGGTGATGCTAAACCCAATTAACTGGATTTTGCTTGTTGTTGAAATTGTCGATTTTCTGGACGAAGAAATGGCTGGTTGGGTGAGGATGCGTTAAAGATGGACGAGTATTATGCTGGTGATTATTTAGAGTTTATTCGGCAAAAAGAAGAGAAGCTTGACGCAAGGCCAAGGTGCAAGAAATGCAACCGATGTACCTTGGATAAAACTGGTGTTTGCTTTCGTTGCAAACAAAAGCCTTCTAGTCGTAAACCTCTTAGGAAAAAGTGCGAGAGGTGCGATGAACATTATGTAGTCAAACCTAGGCTTTTATGTAGGGATTGCCGGTTGCCACAGTTTAAAAAAAAACAACGCTTAAAATTGATAAAAGAGAGAATTGCTAGTGGTCGTTGTGTGGGGAAAGGTTGCCGATCCAAGGCGATGCCAAACAGTAATACTTGCATTAGGCATTAAGGAGTCCTGTAGTGATTGAACCAGTCATCGAGAAATGGCCTCATTCTCAAGGAATTGAATACGCTTGGGTTTGGGGGGAGAAGATACTTGGTAGCGTTATTCCTGTCGAAGTCCCGAACAATGATAAAAAGCCCAAGAAGTGGAAGGCTATTGCCAATCAAAGAGTTGTTGGAGTATTCACCGGGGTGGATGGTAGATTGGTTGCCATGCGGGCGGTTCAGCATTTCACAAAGCATATATGGTCGAACCACTCTCCAGGAGCAAGGTGATGGACAAGGTTGATCTGGTCAAGGAACTGCTGGCAGTAAACGCAGAGATTGCCAAGCTGCGCTGGTTGGTTCTTGAAAATACCCGTATTAGTTCAGATGGCAAATTCTATTTTCCGAATTGGGTTAATGATTATTTTGAGTCAATTGGTCCGCTACCTGGAGAAGAATAATGAACGAAGACCCAAAACATTACAAAGGCTTGAGCGGTATGAGTTGCGCCGATTTTATTCGAGATGCAATTGGGTGGGAAGGTATGGAGGACTTTTGGCGCGGTAATGCCATGAAGTATATTTACCGGGCTGGAACAAAGACTACTGGTGATGGTTATTACGAAGACATTCGTAAGGCTATTGATTGCCTGCAAAGGCTTCTGCAAGAGACTGAGAGGAACAGATGAACATTGAGCCAGTTGTAATTCTGTATGCCTGGGGCTTGATTACAGAAGAAAAAGTTGCAGAGCTATTTGATGTTCCGCTGGACAGCATCCCCCATATTCTGGAAGACCTGCGTGAGAAGGCGGAACTGTTCAGGAATTTGGCTGATGGTCCGGCGGTTGGTCATTATCAGAGTGCTGTGGGCGATTGGTCCTACGAGCGAGATAATCGGCAGCATCCTTAACAATGTCTTTGTTGTAGCTCGTCCAGTCCTGGAAGTGCCCTAGGAAATAGTGGCAATTCCTACAGAGGCAGATGCAATTTTCCTCTTCCAATTCAGAGCCATTCCAAGAGACAGGCAGCTTGTGATGAATCTCAAGATCATCTCGATCACCACAAGCCGCGCAAGTCTTATACTTCTTGACTAAAGAATTCCTGAATGATCCCCACTTTGGAGAGCGTTTGATCTCTCCCCAAATCATCCAGCCAAAATTCAGTAATTCTTTCAGCATCATTTTAAACCTAGTCACCCAATTGCCCACCTAAGAAGTAGGGAACACCCCCACAACCCAGAATCGGGTGACTAGGTGATCCCATTAGTCAAGAATGTAGTCTTTCAAAAGTTTAATTGCGATACGAGCAATCATCAACCAGGGTACTAGTCCAAGGGACGCAACCTGATCGGTATCGCTTACCTTCGCACCATGCTGTTCCAGGAGCGAGGAAAGCAACTCCTCGTCGCCCAGCTTGGAGAGTGCTTCAACCTCACCGGCGATAACTTGACCCCCGCCGATAGACTGAGCAAGAGCATAGCCAGCAACATTCCATGCGGCATTGACTAGCTCAGGAATGGCGACTTCCTTTCCACGAATTTTGTCAAGCATCATCATCAATGCTTCTTGCGGGAAAGAATTAGGGTATGGCAGTAACATGGGTGGACTCCTTAGAGAGATGACCAATCAATCACATCGACTTTTTGTTTTGGGAAACCCTTAACGGCAGAGAATGCCCAAGAGTCACCCTGCCTCAGCATCCTGTCGATAATGGATGCCTCAGCCCAGAACCCGCAGAGAGGTGGTTCTCCCGCGCCCCTTGGTCCAGTTGCTGAATTTGGTCCCCAACTGTTCTTGATCCATCCACCTTCCCGTGGACCAGTCTGGTATCCCCACAATGCCATGCAATGCTGCCAAGTCCCTGATGCCTTGCAGAATCCGTAGTCATCACGCTTTATGGTGAAACCTTGTGACGAACAGATTGCTATGCCGTAACCTTGGGCCAATGCTTTCTTGGCATTATCCCAGGTTTTTACTTGGACAATCTCTTGGACTGGGTGAAGCTTTACTTCAGGTTCCAAGGAGTCTGGCACTCCGTTGATCCCGAAATCGTCACAGTTCTTGATGGTGTACTTTGTGAGGTCGTACTTGCCATAGACCCCGCGCGGGAGAACACCGTACTGTTTGACGAATTCTGCTGCCCACGCCCCAATGGAACCTTGACCTCTTCCAAGTCTTTTTTTCCCAATCTCAACTCTTGATCCGCCATATGTAATCTCCTGACAAAGTTCCTTCCACTCTTCCTGTTTTCCAGTATAGATTTGATAAGCCATTGATGCTTCAACAGCAGCTGTGGTCCCAAATCCTACGCAAGACCCATAGTTGCCTTGGTTCTCATCGTCAGGATCAACCCCAGTCACCTGCTTGTGAATCTTCCAGAGAAATACTTCTTTTGGCAGGTCGGCTACATCAACTTCGGCAGCAGGGGTTTCTCCAAACGCTCCAAAGGGCTGAAGTGCCGATATGGCATCCACCGCTTCTGGATCGTTAACCCAACCCGAATTAAGAGGATTAAATAGATTGGCGCCATTAGCTACTTCATCTGTATTAAATACCCCAATATCACCGATAGGTGTTGGCGTACCGAAATCGCTTCCATTACTCATTGCAGCTTCTCCAGCAGGTCGGCAGCGCGGTTCAGCCTAGATACCGCCAAATCCCTCAAATCTTGCGTTAGGACGGCGTTTGCGTCTTTAGGTAGCCCAGAATTCAATTCTTCGCCAATCCTCGCCCTAATCGAAATTAGAGCGTTGCTGGGAAGGCTTGACCTGGATATCTCAATTGACCGCTGAAATGCCTGTCCAAGAGTGAGAAAGGCTGGGTCTTTGTAAACTTGGGCAATTTGGCGGTAGGATTTGACCAAGGTCTTTTTGTTGTCAATTTTTCCTGGTTCGTCTAATGCCCCCCAAATCGCTTGTAATGCGTCAAAAAGTGGGTCATCGACCGGAAGGTCAGGTTTTACTGGATCGACCGGCTTAGGTGGCACTACGGGGCCAGGATTGCCAATCACTAGCTCAATTGCCACCGGATCGGATGGTTCATCACCCAAAGCAGTAAAACCGTAGATGGTGTATCGACCGGGTAGATTTGCCGTGATTACAGTTGCCGTCTTGTCTGCCAGCAGTCCGGGTGGGAAAAGGTTCAGGCCTGGGGAGTTAGTAAAATATTTGACCACCTTGCCGCTAAGCTGGGTGGGCTTGATTACCAAGAATGCCCCCGGTTGTCCTTGGATGGTGGCTGGAAATTCGACCTTGGGTTGTTGATTCGCTACCAGAAGTAGCAAGGTAATAATCATGTTTGGTAAGCCCTCATTGTGCAGTCGTTTCCAGAATCCGAATTCCTTTGGTATCGCAACTCAAGCCACCACCCTCCAAGAGGACGAGGCCCGCGACCCTTTTCGGCATGATAACCATCATCTTCTATTTTATATGTAGATGATCTTAGAAACAACTGCTGCCTAGCTGTTACGGTTCCAGAGTTGTTTAAACTGTAAACTATGTTCTCATCCAAGTTTCTTCTGTGAATATGGCCAGATATAAATACATCTGCCATATACATTCCCCTAGTTCTAGAATTATCTATTAGACCTCTGGTTATTTCTCCACCTCCCCCTGCTCCGTGGTGGAAGAATAGTGTTTTAGATACCCTGTTTTTTGGATTCTCAATTAAGCCCAATTGTACAAAACCCCAGTACTTGCCAAGAAGTACCGAGGATTTGTTGCGTTTTAGGCCCGATACGAATCGAGCGCAAACATCCGTGTCATGGTATTTCTCCCAGGATGTTTCATGATTTCCCTTGGATACCATTGCCAGAACATCTACATAAGGGGTGAACCAGTCGATTGCATCGTCAATTACTGTGTCGATATAATTGTCTGTTTGGTGTTCTGGTCGAAGGGATTTAGCTGATTTCCGCTTGTCGAATTTGCCCTGCATAATATCAAATGTATCGCCAACCAGGATGACGGGAGTTCCTGTTTCTAATGCCTCATCTAGATCGCGCTTGAGTAGATCACGATTACATTGGGCTGAATCCCAATGGAGATCGGATAGAAGCATGACCCGTTTTCTGTCGTTATTCTTTAATCCTGAAAAGTCTAAACGGTAGGCATGAGGATCAGTTTGACGAATTGACCAGTCCATTTAGACTCTCCAGTAAGGAAAGGATAACCGGGGCAACCACTCCATGACGCTGTTCATCTTCTGGAGTGGCATGAGGCGTGTCAGGAAACAGCAAAAACAACCCCGCCCTGCCCCGGATATGTCGGGTGGTTACTTCTTCTTGTTTGTCTTCCCAGCCTTGGATAGTGCAATAGCTACAGCCTGCTTCTGAGGCTTGCCAGCTTTGATTTCCTTTTTAATGTTAGAGGATACAACCTTATCAGAAGAACCTTTTTTGAGAGGCATTTTTCACCTAAAACTGACTTGGCTTGACAACGAAGTAACCTTCCACGGCGGAAGGATACGCCCCAGTACCTTGCCATCGATACCAGTACCTTCCACTTTGATCAATTGCGTAATCAAAATGGTAATTTCCAGTTGAGTCTTTAAGGACTGTAGATGGGTATGATTGAGTTGATTCAATACCATCAGGAGTCTTTATTAATAGACTGATCCCTGTGGGATCAACTGCCGCAAAGTTAATCGCATCACAAAAGTTGACGCTTAGCCTAACTGAGTCACCTATATCGTATGACATAATTGCCTCAGTTTATAGGCCTTGCGAATTCAACAGCTCGCGGATTATTAACTTTTTTGACATAAGATGTAGCAATTGTCAATCGTTTTAACCTTGGAATTGCTATTAACCTATATTCTTCTGGGCTAATTTTCCAGACCCTGGCCCTTGCCCAACTTGGTGGATTGAATGCTTTTGCTGAACCATTCGGGCTAACAACAGTTATGGTTGTAAAAGCCGCATTGGCTACAGCTGTTCCAAAAGCAGAACCAGCTTGGGATTGAACCGTTATTGTCTTTGATTGTCCAGATGCCAATGCCGATCCGGTAGCCGATCCAGTAACCGAAACAATTGAAACGGTTGCAATTTGAGCAGATACAGACGAACTACCAGTAGCCGATCCATTTGCTGTTGATATTGATACAGTTGGAAAATCGCCATAAGCCATTGCGACTACTTCGGCGTAACCGGCTAGCTGATAAACTGTACTCCCTGATCCTGCCGATACTGGTGAACCACCAAGCGCACTACCGCCAACTGTTCCAGATGCTCCTCCAATAGTCCACGATGCCGGAAGATTTACGATTACAAAATCGCCAGAAGCTGTAGCATTTACTATGGCATATCCAGTTGGAGTGTTTATCTGAACAGTTGCCAATAGGCCACTAGAAATAGCCGATCCAAAAGCAGATGCTAAAGTGGCTGAAACCGTTACAGTCTGAAGCAATCCGCTTGTAATCGCTGTACCCGTGGACGATCCAGATGGTACTGAAATAGATACGGTTGAGAATGTCGAAGACGCTGACGCACCACCTGTAGCCGATGCTGATAGCTCAGCTATTGATACGCCTGGGAGCAGACCAGAAGTTGCAACGCTAACCGATGCGGAACCTGCCAACGAAACGATTGATACGGTTGCAAATGCGCTGCTAACCGATGCCGTTCCAGTAGCTGATCCTGATGGTGTAGATGCTTGAACTGTAGAGAATACTGCACTAGCAGACGCACCACCAGTAGCTGAACCGCTCTGGGTTGAGATGGGAATTGTATTGGATGCGCCAGATGTTGTAGCTGAACCTGATCCAGATGCCGATGGCGCAGAAATACCAATGCTTACAAAGTTTGCAGAAGTCGATGCTGCCCCTGTCGCACTACCGCTTTGAGTCGATATTGAAACTGTTTGGAATGTTGCTGAATTTACTGCTGACCCAGATGCGGTGGCGGATGGTGCGCTAACCGTTACGGTCGAAGACAGTCCAGATGTTGATGCCGTCCCAGTTGCGCTGCCTGATTGTGTTGTGACTGTGATTGTTACAAACGAACCGCTGGCACTCGCATTGGCTGACGGAACGCCACCAGAAGACGCAATCGGGGCCGATGCTAGCGGTCGTGCTGCTAATAGCATTAGACCGCTCCGTTAATAAAGGACATTCACCGTTCCGGATGGATCTTTATACACCAGCTTTGATGATGTGGTTGAGTAGTAAATTGAGTTATTTGCAATACCCGTCTTTGAATCAGCAAGGCTTGCTGGTTGAATTGTACCGTCAAATCTTACTGCGGCCAATGTCGTACCAGCACTATTTTGCCACTCTTGAAGACTTACTGTTTGCGAAGCTGCACCTTGAATGACAATGCCTTTGCCTGTTGCCTGACCAGTCAAAACCCTAAACGCAATTGGATTGGTAATTGTTGCGTTTGTACCCGCTACTGGTGATCCGTCGATTTGAACTGTTGCAGCATCAGTTATCGTGCTTGCAGCTACAAAAGAGTAAGTTGGGGCAGTAATCCTAACCGCTCTTTGAGTGGCAATTGCTCCAGTTGAGAATTGAACCGTTCGTGCAAGATTCCAATAAATGTCATTGTATTCTGTTGATGCGGTTAATGCAGTATGCGCCGGGGCCGTAATTGTTTGAGATGCAACCCATCCAGACGAAAGAGCAGATGACGCAATATTTATTGATCCATTGGCACTTATGACTGCAAGAGCGGTTCCAGCACTATCTTGCCACTCGTGAAGGTTTGCCGTCTGAGAGGCAGCACCTCTAATTATTGAGCCAATTGTTGTCGCATTTGGCATATAGGTTTGCAAGGTTCCGTAAAAAGCATTCAGAACATTGGTTGTGGGTCCTATTTTTACCGAATCGGCTACACTATTTGTCATGTTTGGGCCGATACATATACTTCGTGACGCACTTGCTCCGCAAAGGGCACCAATTGCAATGGAATAAGTGCTAGAAGCAGTAGCGTAGGCCCCTAAAGCCGTGGATGAAGAACCGGAAGCTGTACTATAGTACCCTATTGCTGTACCTTGGCCTGATGCGGAAGAACTACCCCCTATCGCACAAGCCATAGTACTACTTGTCGCAGAGCTATAACCTACAGCTACCGAGTCTGTGCCGCTTGCATTGGCAAGGTTGCCAAAACTCTCAGATCTATTAACATTCCTACTAAAACTAAACTGTATATTTCCATTAACAGATCCAAAAATTACTCCGCTACTATTTCGCCATTCTTGAAGATTTGCACTTTGACTTGCAGCACCTTGAATGACAATGCCTTTGCCTGTTGCCTGACCAGTCAAAACCCTAAACGCAATTGGATTGGTAATTGTTGCATTTGTCCCGGCAACGGGAGAACCATCTATTTGAAAAGTAACTGCGTCTGTAATAGTGCTGGCAGCAACAAACGCATAAGTCGGAGCAGCAATTCTTACTGCCCTTTGGGTTGTGATTGCACCTGCCGCAAATTCTACAGTCCTTGCAAGGTTCCAGTAAACATCGCTGTACTCCGTAGATGCGGTTAGGGAAGTGTGCGCCGGTCCAGTAATTGTCTCGCAAGGGGTTGGCGTAACCGCAGAAAGCGCACCGGGCTGAACGGTTAAGCATCCGTTGTATGTAACAATAAGAACTTTAGTTCCAGAACTATTGTAAACATTCATCGAATCGCTGGCGGCGCTTGAAGCTGAATTGGCAATGGACAAAGCTGTTCCTGCGATTAGTGATTGGCATATTGAGAGTTGAGCAGTAGAGTCTCTATGAGTTGCCGACCCTATCAGCGTGTAGCCAGCACTCCAGCGGACTTGAAACCCTGTGCCCCAACCACCTGTAACTTCAATTGCGTTGTTTGCCGCATTGTTGGTAGTTGTCGAACTTGATAAGGAAATGCCTTTAGTTCCAGCTATTCCAGCTATCCTTAACGCCATAGTATTCGAGATGGTTGCGTTTGTTCCCGCTACTGGTGCGCCATCTATCTGGACAGTCGCAGCAGTCGTAATCGTACTTGCAGCAACAAATGAATAGGTCGGAGCGGCAATCCTTACTGATCTTTGAGTCGTAATCGCACCAGTTGAGAACTGGACCGT